CAGGGATCATACAATTGGAGATAAAGCAGCCTGTCTGGTGAATCCATGAACTTTTCCTGTGCGATTGATAGTGGGAACAGGTCTTTCATGTTGAAGCTCTCTAATGATTCACGGAATGATGCTGGGCTTAACTTGATATACCGTGCGATATCATTGCGAATCCCTTCTGCAATGCGGGGGAATGCTTCTGGTTCTAACAAGGCAGTCTCATCTTTTGTGTGGTAAATCACCTGAGTTAACGACTTCGGAAGTGATAGGCTTGAAAGTGATCCCGCTTCCTGGGGCACCGATAGCATCATCTGCGGCCATCGGGCAAGTAAGATGCCCAACTTGTAATTCTTGAGGTAGCAGCAGGTTGTGCTGTGGTTACTCATTTCAAGTGCTGAGGCAGCAGAGGAACAGATCCCAGCAACCTCTAACTCATCTGCAACAATCATAGAATTATTGACTCCACTGACCGCCATGAGTCGTTTCAATGTTGAATCTGCACGTTCACCCCTCGAGTAATGCTGCCTTAACATGGTGGTGCGATGCTTTGACAATGTTGTTTGCCCGAGCTTGGCAATCATTCCGAACTTTTGAGCATGAGCTACAACCTTGCCGAATAATGCCTGCACTGACGATTCAACTGCTTGGTCAATTACAACAATTGCATCAACGTCGTCGGAATATACCATTAGCTCTTTCACTTCAATATCTGTCATGATCCGCAAGAGCTTCATCATGAGCAGAGTATGCAATGTCCACAGTGGGTTCATCCAACCCTCAATTCCTCCATGCTGGCCTTTGCTCGTGATTACCTCATCAAGGTACTCATCATAGTGATAGACGAGGAGAGCACCGAAGTAGTTAGCCAGTGATCCCCAATGTGGTTCCCCAAATATATCACCCATAAATTCCAACAATTCGCTGGTGTTTCCTTCTTGCATAGATTGATTGTGTCCTTCAATGTCGAGTAACATTGAATAAGTATTGGGTGATCTAAGCTGCTGTGCTGCTCGATGGAGTGAGAGCTTCCTCTTTGAGTCGCTGGGTGTCATCATTTGTTCATCGAAATAAGATAAGACTTTCTTCATCTTTGTCGTGTATACACTCAAGCCGTGCTTATTACTGAGTTCTGCATTTGCGAATAGACGGGCTTCTATCTTCTGTTCTCTTTCTTTTTCGATAAGTCTTGCAGGGTGTTTGTGTTGGACATCGGCCGATTTTTGTCTTGTCATGCAG